AAAATATGATACAATATTACTATAGATAAACATTAAAGATTCACCTAAAAGGCTTCACTTAGAAATAACCTTTATTATCATTCTAAATATTTCTTTTTAGTGAACTATAGTTAACAAAGGAGTAATAAAAGGATGTCTTCAAAACATAAGGGTTCGCCTAAATTATATAAAGGAATGAAGTCTTTAAACCCCGATGGTAGACCAAAAGGGAGTATGAATAAGTTCACAGCCCTTAGTAGAGAGTTGATGTCTACCAAAGGACCAGAGATAGTGCAGAAGGTTGTAGACTTAGCACTCGAAGGTGACAGGACTTGTCTTAAAATGTGTATGGATAGGATTATTCCTACCACAAAAGCAATAGAATTTAGGTCTTCAGAAGATAGAGGGAATATAATTATCAACGTTAGTAGTCTTGAGGCTAAGAAGGTAGAGATCGAAGAGAAGGATAAGAAAGAACTAACGTATGAAGATGGTGTAATAATAGATGAAGCACTAATAGATGAAACTATAGTAAGTATAGCTAATGGCTAGAGAGCTAGATGTTAAACTACATCCGGCACAACTAGAGATATTCAATAGTACAGCCCGATTTAAAGTAGTAAGTGCGGGTAGACGCTTTGGTAAGTCTAGACTAGCAGCTTGGATACTTATTATTAAGGCTCTTCAGTCGGATAGTAAGGATGTCTTTTATATAGGTCCTACGTTCCAACAAGCTAAAGATATTATGTGGAATATGCTCAAGGAACTCCTGCAAGGGACAGACCTTATAGAGACTACCCACGAAAATACAGCTACTATGAAACTTACTAATGGTAGAAGGATTAGCTTAAAGGGTTCAGATCGACCTGATACTTTGAGGGGCATAGGATTAGCTTATGTCGTTCTCGATGAATATGCAAATATGAAGGTCGAGGTGTGGGAACAGATAATTCGCCCTACTCTAGCTGATGTAGCGGGTGGTGCGCTCTTTATTGGGACTCCGGCAGGGAAGAATCACTTCTATGACTTGTTTCTAGAGGCGGAAAAGGACGAGGATTGGGAGACATTTCAGTATACAACTGTAGATAACCCTCTAATCGACCCTAAAGAGGTGGAAGTTGCTAGAAGAACTATGTCTAGTATGGCTTTCAAGCAAGAGTTTGAAGCTAGTTTTGTAAGTTTTACAGGTGGTATATTTAAAAATGAATGGATTAAGTATGATGAAGATGAACCGGAAGAGGGCAACTATGTTATTGCGGTTGACCCTGCGGGCTATGAACAAGTTGAGAAAGAGCGTGGTATCAAGGGTAGTAAGTTAGATGAAACTGCTATTGCTGTCGTTAAAATCTCAGGTGATAGGTGGTGGGTTAAAGATATACTCCACGGCAGGTGGAATATTAAAGCAACTGCTACTAAAATATTACAGGCTGCAATTGAAAATGAAGCAACTATTGTAGGAATTGAATCTGGTGCGTTAAAGAATGCCATACTTCCTTATCTCGAAGATGAGATGAGAACACAAGGTAGATGGGTTGTGATTACAGATGTAACCCACGGTGGCAAGAAGAAAGCGGATAGAATTACTTGGGCTCTACAAGGTCGATTAGAGCACGGGAAGATTACATTTAATAAAGACCCTAGGTGGAATGGTGAACTGGAGAGTCAACTTATGGACTTCCCCAGTAAGAGAAGTCACGATGACATTATTGATGCTCTCGCCTATATAGACCAAGTAAGTGTCGCAGACTTTATGCACACAATAGAATTAGAAGAGGAATGGAAACCCTATGATGAAATTGCAGGATATTAAATATGATTGATGGTGCAGAAACTAAATTTCAAGGCTTAGCTGGATGGTTAGGCTCTCGTTTAGAAGAGTGGAGAAATCATAGAGATTCCAATTATCTAGATTCTTGGGATGAATACTATCGTCTATGGCGAGGTATATGGCAAGCTAGTGATAAGACTAGACAGTCAGAGAAATCTAAATTGATAGCACCTGCTTTACAACAAGCAGTAGAATCCTCAGTCGCAGAAATCGAAGAGGCTACATTTGGTCGGGGGAAATGGTTCGATATCAAAGATGATATGTTAGACCGAGATCCTTCGGATGCTGAGTATGTTCGCAATCTATTACAAGAGGACTTAGAGTCTACAGGCGCGAAGGATGCCTTGTGTGAGGTCTTTCTCAATGGTGCTGTGTATGGTACAGGCATAGGAAAAATATCTGTAGAAGAGAATATTTGGAAGTATCCGGTAGAAGTTCCTGTTGAAGGGACTATGGCAACTCAAAGAATAATGAAAGAAGAGATTGTTGTTGATGTTAAAGTAGAAGCCATCAGTCCCAAAGAGTTCTTAATTGATCCTTCAGCCACAAGTATAAAAGAAGCGTTGGGTGTCGCTCACGAAGTTATTAAACCCAGACATAGTATAATTGATGGTATAAAGAACGGTACATATAGAGATATACCTATAGAAGGTAGCTATAATGTAGAGAGATTGAAGGGTTTTGATCCCGAATCTTCTAGGGCGGACGCTTCAGATCAAATTAAAATTACTGAATATTGGGGTAAAGTACCAGTTAGGTTCTTAGAAGAAAATGAATCTATGAATGATTTTGAATATAATGAAGATGAATTAGTTGAAGCAGTAGTTACAATAGCTAATGATAGTCATATATTAAGGGCGGAAAGGAATCCATTTATGATGGAAGACCGTCCATTCGTAAGTTATCAGCACGATATAGTCCCAAACAAGTTCTGGGGGAGAGGGGTTTGTGAGAAAGGTATAAATCCACAGAGAGCTTTAGATGCAGAGATGAGAGCTAGAATTGACTCTTTAGCACTAACAACTACACCAATGATGGCTGCTGATGCGACTCGATTACCAAGAGGTGTCAAGCTAGAGGTTCGTCCCGGCAAGACAATACTTACTAATGGAGATCCTAGACAGGCTATTATGCCTTTAAATTTAGGAAGCACCGACCAGAACACGTACGCTCAAGTTGCTGCGTTGCAGAATATGATTCAAATGGGCACAGGTTCTAATGACACTACACAAGCTAGTGCAGAAAGAGCCACATCTTCTGGTATGTCTATGCAACAGTCTTCTGCCATTAAGAGACAGAAGCGTACCTTAATGAACTTTCAGAATACATTCTTAATCCCTATGATTAATAAGTGTCTTTGGAGAAAAGTACAGTTCGATGAAGATAGATATCCTATCGCAGATTATAAGTTTGTACCTTATTCTACTATGGGTATTATGGCTAAAGAGCTAGAATCACAACAGATGGTTAGCTTACTACAGGCTATACCTAAAGATTCACCAGCATTTAATGTAATACTTATATCTGTATTCCAAAATTCTAGTATGCACAATAGAGATCAAGTAGTACAAGCTCTTATGGAGGGTATGCAGCCCGATGAGCAGAAAGAAGAGATGGATAGAATGCATATGGAACTTCAGATGCAGCAAGCACAGGCTGATATTCAGAAGACTATGGCTGAAGCTCAAGAAGAACAGACTAAAGCTATGAAGAATGCAGCAGAAGCAGGAGCAGCACAACCTAATGAATTGAAAATTCAAGAGAAGTTCCTTAAACTACAGAAAGACTTAGCAGCTATTGATAAGCTAAGGGCGGATACAGAGAATGTTCATAGTGAAACTATGAGAAACATTCCAGAGATAGAACATCTCAAGTCTGAAACTCTCTTAAATATAGCAACAGCAACGGAGAAGTTGCAAGGATAAATCGTGGTAACAGACGATAAAGAATTTTATAACAATAGAATAAATCTAGTCGAAGCTGATGGATGGATAGACTTAATTGAAGAATTAAAAACTCTAGCCGAATCAGTAAAACGAATAGATTCTATTGAGAACGAGAGAGACCTTTGGTTCGCCAGAGGTCAGTTGTCGATTTTAAGACAGATGATTGTTTTAGAAGACGCAACAAAAACAGCGATGACAGAACTAGATTTATAGCGTCATCATTTTTAAAACTTCATAATCCCAATGGGACGGAGACAATGATATGAGCAGTATAGTAGTAGACCCTGATGAAATTTCAGAAGATATAAAGGTAGACAACACGGTAGAACCAGATGAAACCCAAGACTTAGGAGCAGAAACACAAGAACCTGCTTTTGAAGTCCCGGATAAATTCTCAGGTAAAAGTGTAGAGGATATAGTTAAGAGTTATCAGAACTTAGAACAAGAACTTGGTCGTAAGAGCCAAGAGATTGGTGAGTTAAGAACTCTTTCCGACAGTTTTCTCAAAGCCGAAATATCTAGAAATGATAATCAGACAAGTTCACAAACAGAAAACTCAAACAATGAGACAGAGAATGATTTTTTTGAAGACCCCAATAAAGCGGTCAATTCTTTAATAGAGAATCATCCGAAGTTTCAGGAGTTCCAAAAGTTCCAAGCTAAACAATCGCAAGATACTAGCAAAGGACAATTGGAACAGACTCATCCAGATTATATAGATATTGTACAAGATTCTAATTTTCAGGATTGGGTTAAAGCTAGTAAATTTAGAGTTGCCTTATTTGAACAAGCTGATAAGTATGACTATTTAGCAGCCGATGAATTATTAACGCACTGGAAAGAGCGTTCTATGATTGATAGGACTGCCGAAGTTCAAGAGAAACAAAAAGCCACAAGAAAAAAGAACCTAAAAGCTGGTAAGACCGAATCCAGAGTATCATCGGAATCTACAGCAGGTAAGAAAATATATCGAAGAGCAGATCTCATAAGATTAAAACAGAGTGACCCTAATAGATATGCAGACTTAGCTGATGAAATATACATTGCCTATGCAGAAGGAAGAGTTAAATAATATTAACATTACTATACAGGAGTAATTTATGGCAACAGGTGTTATAGGCACTAACCATCAAACGACTACTACAGGTGCAAATTTCATACCAGAACTATGGTCTGATGAAACTATTGCAGCGTATAAGTCGAACTTGGTGGTCGCTAATTTAGTTACTCGCTTAAATCATAAAGGCAAGAAAGGTGATACAATTCACATTCCAACGCCGGTACGTGGTTCAGCGACAGCTAAAGCAGCAAATACAAAGGTATATATTCAGGGTGACACTCATAGCGTAACCAATCTTTCGATTGATAAGCACTATGAATACTCTGTATTAATCGAGGATATCAC